TGGCGGAATACTACCATAGAAACGCAGACGAGCGTGGTGCGGGTATTAAGTCGCCGTACGATTATGCGGTTGATTATATTAACTTCTGCAAAGAGTGTGAAGAATTAACTGGTAGAGGTTTATATAATAGACTAAGCGACCACGATTTAACATTTATGCGAGAGTATGACAGGGTAAAGTTTAAACTGAATTATGGGCATACACTTAATAAAGTTTTAAAAGACGAGATTGACGAAAGAATTAAAACGGGTATTAATTTACTTTATAAGGGTAGGTTAAGGTTTTATAAAGACTGCACAAACACAATACAAAGTTTTAAATCCGCAGTATATAATTCAAAGAAAGAAAAGTTGGGCAAATATGAGCGATTGGACGAGCCACAAAACGGGACTAGAATAGACCATATTGACGCAGTTGAATATGGGTTTACGGAATTTAAAAACGAACTGCAAAGATACACGGGAGATGTAATATGAAAGTAGGAGAATGGTTGGGCGATAAGTTTTTTAATATTAACGGCGTAGTTGATAAGAAACTAAATGAAAAGTTAGAGAATGTATATAGAGTTAAAACGCCTGGCAAAGAAATTCAAACTGATTTGTTGTTTAATTACAGGCAACGAGAATATAAGGCGTGGGCGTTAGATAGTGCTAATAAGTTATTGGAGTTTTATAGTACACAATTTGCACCGCAACCGTTTAATGCGGACAGGTTGTTGTTTTGGAGTTGGGTAAAAGGTGTAGATGTGCCGAAGTTACATTACTCAGCACCGCAAAGAATAATTAACCAAATGAAGAGTTTGTTGTTTTCGCAAGAGTTAGATATCAATATAGACACTGGAAACAAAAGCCGTGATAAAGAACTTCAAAAAGATTTAGATAGAATTTTAAAAGATAACAATATTTACGAGTTATTGCAAAAGTCTGTAAACTATGAAACATACAGCGGTACATTAGCATGGAAGCCAGTTATGGACACAGGAGTAAGTGATAGTCCAGTAGTTGAGCCGTACCCAGCCGAAAGCATTGTGTTTAAGGCAAAGTTAAAGAAAGCACAAGAAATTATATTTATTGACGAGTATTTAGTAAATAAAAAATATTATTATTTAAAGTCAATATACGGCAAAGGCTATATAAGATACGAGCTTTGGGATGATAGGTTTAAAAAACAAGTGCCATTAGCAACAGTACAAGAGCTAAAAGATTATAAAAATATTGTGGTGTTGGGCAGAGATGGTAAACCGATACCAGTGCTGTTAGCAACATACAAAAAGAACCGTGAAGTTAATAGCGAGTTCCCAGAAAGCCTATATGGCGGTAGTGACTTTCAAGGTGTTATTGATAGTTTCCAATTAATTGATGAATTGTACAGCCAGAAACAATTAGTGGTTAGAAGAAGCCGACCAACTCAAACACTATTAGAAGAGCAGTTGCCTTACAATGAAAAAACGGGCAAAACATATGTTCCAAAAGAATACGAGCGTGATACGTTAATTGTACGCAAGACAAGCGATGTAAAAGACAACGGAAGATTTAGCCGAGATATACCACAGTTAATGGTGGCGGAATATGACAATGCAATACAAGAAGAACTTAAAAATATATTCGCAACTATTGGAATGGCATATACTTCGGTTGGGTTAGAAGCACACTCGGCGAACATTAGCGGTGTTGCACTTGAAACAAAAGAGAAAGCAACGGTTATAATCCGTAATAATAAAATTAGATTATGGAAACAATTTTTAAAAGATAGTTTAAGGTTATTGATGATTATGGACAGTTTAAAAACCGCTGATTACTCGGTAGACGAAGATGTTATAACTTTTAGAATTGATAACTTATTCGATTATGAGTTCCAGATTGAATTCCCAAGCTTCTATGATTTAAGCATTGACGAAAAGGTAGACACAGCAAGCAAGTTGATTGAAAACGGAATTATAGACCGTAAGACTGCATTTAAAAGAGTATTTGGCAATGAATATGAAGAAGCGGAAATAAATGAGATAGTACGCAACTCAAAATTAGAAAGCGGAATACCATTATTGGCACAGGAAGTACCTACATCGCAAGAGGAGTAATAGATGGTTAATTTATTAGAGATTGGCGAATTATTGCCAAACGGCACATATAGACTATTTGATGGTGCAAGAGATTACCGCAGAATAAGACAGACAACAGCACAAAAAAACTTTCTAGCAAATAACGGATTACAATTTGTAAATAGTTCTGTGATTAGTGCGGTTGGTGTTAATGGCAATGATTTAATAATAAGATTTCACAATGGTTCAATGTATAGTTATAAAGGTGCTGGCGGGTTATTTGATAAACAAGTAGGTGCAAATTCACGTGGTAGATATTTTAATAGAAATGTAAAAGGCAAATACCCGTTTGTTAAATTACCAAGTTTACCATTCCCGCAAAGCATACAAACCGCTGAAACGGCGGAGATGGAATTATTAAGTGATGAACAAATATTTAAAACGCTAGAAACGCAAGAGTTTAAAGATTTGATTAAAAACCTAGAAAATCCGACAATAAAGTTTAATGTTGCTTTTGATGATGCGGGCAATGAATTATTACAAATATTAATAAACGGCGTTGCAATATATTACTTAATGGATACCGTTTTAAAAGAGGCTAAAAAGCCGAGGGAGATATACTTTGAACAATTAGGAATCGCAATATAGTCCTGAGCAAGACTCTAAACTACTTAATAAAATAAGACCGACCAAGTCAATAAACTGGCAAGGAGAGATAATATGGAAGACGAAAAGAAACTGCAAGACGAATTGTCCGCTGTGGTGGAAGAAGTTAACCAAGAAATTGCAGAAACAGTTGATGAAATTGTTGATGCAGATAACACTGCACAAGCAGTGGAAGAAGTAGCCGAAGAAGTTGCCGATAAGGTGGCGGAAACCGTTGCCGAAGAAGTGGCGGATGCGGTTGAACCGTTTAAAGTGTTTAATACGGAAGAAGAGTTTAATAAAGTCTTACAGTCTGCAAGTAGCAAAGCAAAAGGCGAAATTTTAAAAGAATTGGGTATTAATTCTGTTGCTGAATTTAAAGAGCAATATGAAAAAGTGGAGCAATTGACTGAAATATCTAATACGCTTGCCGAAGTACAGTCAAGAGTTGATAGTTTGGTTGAAGAAAAACTAAGACTTGAAAGCATTATATTGGCGACTAAATACCCACTGAGTGATGAAGCAAGTAAGATGTTTGCGGAATTAGTAAGCGTTAAACGAGGCGACAGAGATTTGATTGAGGTTGCAGATGAAGTATACAACACATTACAAAGCGGTTTTAAACAACTACCTACAAAGGTAGTGTTTGGTGCGGACAGGTCGGAAGCACAAAACCTTATAGACGACCCATTTATACAAGGATTTAAGAAATAAGAAATAGGAGATTAAAAATATGGCACAAAATTATGCTACAAAATATTCACAATTAGTGGATGAGAGATTTGCCGAAGCGTCTATGACAGAGCAGTTGGTAAACAGAGATTATGACTGGAACGGCGTGCAAAGCGTTATAATTTACGATGTAAACACCGCTCCAATGAACGACTATACAGCAAGTGGTACAAACAGATATGGTAGCCCGTCCGAACTAGGAACTGGCACACAAACTGCAACCGTTACAATGGATAGAAGTTTTACTTATACAATAGATAGAAAAAACTACAACGATGAGCAAATGGTTACAGAGGCAGGCAGTTCTTTAAGAAGACAACTAGACTTAGAGGTTTTACCAGAAACCGACCAATATACTATAGCAAAAATGCTGTTTAGTGCTGGTAATATGGATGCAACCGCAGTTACCAAAAACAACGCATACGAAAAATTCTTGGACGCAAGAGCAGCTATTAGAAAGAACAGAGTTCCAAGCAATGGATTAGTTGCGTTAGTAAGCACTAGTTTTTACAAGAAAATTAAACTAGATGATAGTTTTATCAAGGCTGGCGACATAGCACAAAACCTATTGTTAACTGGGCAAGTTGGTAAAATAGACAATATTCCAGTTATTGAAGTTCCAGAAGATTACTTATTCGGTGCAGAGTTTATTATAACTCACCCAATAGCAACAACTAGAGTTCAAAAAATAGAAGATTACAAAATTCACGATAACCCACCAGGAATAAATGGTTGGTTAGTTGAGGGTCGTATAAACTATGACGCTTATGTTCGTAGAAACAAGAAAGGTGCAATATTTGCACAAATAGCAGGGTTTACAACTAAGTCAGAAGCAGGCACACCAAACAAGACCATTTTATCAAGTCCAGACATTAATTTGGAACTTGCAAAGAAAGCAGGGTTCACAATTAAAGTTTACTCGGCAGCAGCAGCAGGCTTTGATCCTAAAGCATTTGGCGATGACTGTTCGGCACTTGATACTTATGTACTAGGTTCAAGCGTGTCTGTAACCGCAACACACAAAATTCAATTAATACTTTGCGATGCAGATGGTAAGGCAATAGTTCCAGGTAGTGCAGTAGTTGCAGTGCGAGGCGCAGCCGCAGGCGGAGGCACAGGCGGAGACTCAGGCACAGGCGGAGACTCAGGCACAGGCGGAGACTCAGGCACAGGCGGAGACTCAGGCACAGGCGGAGACTCAGGCACAGGCGGAGGCTCAGGCACAGGCGGCGAATAATTTATAAGAGCGGGTAAAACCGTTCTTATGTGCTTGAAAAAGAAATAAGGCGGTGCAACTCCGTCAACAAGCAGGAGAATAAAAAATGAGTGTAAAAGATATAGTGTTACAACTAGACGCAAAAAGCGGTTCGGTATATGATTTTAATTTACATTTGCCAGTTCCAACTTTGGAGAAATTAAGAGCAGAAACTGGTATTGATTTATTAGCATTTACGGGAACGGAAACAAAAGCGAAAGCCGATATAAAGATGAACGCAATAAAGGCAAAAAATATTTTAATGGGCAGTAAAACAAGAAACTCTGCAAGCGACATTGAATATTTAATTGCAACAAACGAAACATACCGAAATGACTTCATAAGTTATGTATGTAGTTTTGTGTATGATATTTTGTTT